GAGTATCGAAGGAGAATCGCTATGACTGTCCGTTAGTTGCATTGGCTGTTATGGTTGATGAGCACGGCTTTCCGGTTTTTAGTCAAATTTATCCGGGAAACAAGTCTGAACCTCAGACTCTTCCGGATGTGCTTGATAGACTTGAAACTGATATAAAGGCGTACACAGGAAGTCAAAAACCTGTATTGGTTATGGACAGAGGTATTACTACCGCGAACAATATTGAGATTATTCGAGAAGGAATAAATAAAACATGACATAAATGCAGCGATATAAAGCATTTTATCGTGTTATATTTTATTTTTGTCGCTTAAATCTATTAAACGATTCTTGAAGATACTTATTGAAACGTAAATAAAACATATCAAAGGATTGCGTTTTGCTTGAGCTGGTGCTATAATGTTAAATGAAAAATTAAGTCTGAATGAAAGGGGCAACGTGAATGAAAACCATTGCAAAGCCATTTATAAAATGGGCGGGTGGCAAGTCGCAAATACTTGACGACATTCGCGCTAAATACCCTGCTGAATTGGGGAAAGGTATAACTAAATATGCGGAACCGTTTGTTGGTGGCGGTGCGGTTTTATTTGATGTTCTTAATTGCTATACTCTTGAATCTGTTTATATAAGCGATATTAACAGTGAGTTGATAACTACATATACAGTTATCCGTGACAATGCAGATGCGCTTATAGCTTTGTTATACGCAATGCAAAGTGATTATTGGCAAGTTGATGAAGAAACTCGAAAGGTTTATTACTATGCAAAGCGTGAAAGGTTCAATGCGTTAAAAGCCGCACAAAACAATATCATAGAAATTGCCGCACTGTTTATATTTCTAAACCGCACTTGCTTTAATGGTCTGTACCGCGTAAACTCGAAAGGCGGCTATAATGTGCCTATGGGTAGCTATAAAAAGCCATCTATTTGTGACGCTGAAAATATACTGGCTGTTTCCGCCTGTTTACAAGGCGTTCAAATCGTCTGCGGCGATTATCAAATGTCACGCGCCTTTATAGATAACAAAACGCTTGCGTACTTTGATCCTCCATATCGTCCGTTGTCGCAAATGTCAAGTTTTACCGCCTATGCACAAGACGGGTTCGGGGATAGTGAGCAAGCCGATTTAGCTCGGTTCATAGACGAATTGAGCGATAAGGGCGCGTTTGTGGTTGCCAGTAATTCAGATCCTAAAAATACGAACGCCGACGATGATTTCTTTGATATGCTCTACAGCAAACATACAATATTACGGATCAGCGCAAACCGTATGATCAATTCGTCTGCAAGCGGTCGGGGCAAAATAAATGAGTTACTTATTGCAAGTTATTAAACATAGGGGGAGGAATTACTATGAAAGAAAATAATAATAAACCCATCATTCAGTCAAGTGGGTATAATGGTAGCGAACCCACGCGCGTATGCCCAAAATGTGGAATAGAGAAGCCGTTAAGTGATTTCGGGTTCCGAAATATGGGTTCAAAACAAAACAATGAAGTACGAAACCAGTCTTGGTGTAAAGATTGTAGATAACAGGAGGGATATTATGCGCGATTTTGCCGAATGGCTTTCACGCTTTAAAGATAGCATATCAGACTATTCCTATTACGCCGACTTTGCAAAGGTACACCGTAATGTTGATGCGATCAAGGTAGAGTTGAATATACTCAATTCTTTGATAGGCTCGCAATACATAGAGGAAGATTTTGACAGCATACTTGGGCAGTATCCGCAAGTGCTGAAGTGTATTCCCTTGTTACTTGCTGTCCGTGCGAATGAAATATATGCGATAGACGGCGACGGGGAATATCTCTTTTCGTTTCGTCAGATGAATTATACCACAGACGAATACAAGATGTTTATGCGGAAAACTGGTTTGTTTAATCTGCTCGAAAAGCATATTATTAGTAGCCTGGTGGATTATGCGACGGGTGTTGAAACTGGGCTTGACAGCAACGGACGCAAAAATCGGGGTGGGCATTTAATGGAAAACCTCGTTGAAAGCTATTTGAAAAAATCTGGTTTAATCCTTGGCGAAACATATTTTAAAGAAATGACACGCACGGCGATTGAAGCTAAATGGCTAATTGACTTGTCTGAAATATCAAATCAAGGTAAGTCAGAGAAGCGGTTTGATTTTGTTGTTAAAACTTCAAACGCTATTTACGGTATTGAAACGAATTTTTACGGTGGCGGCGGTTCTAAACTTAATGAAACCGCTCGTAGCTATAAAAACCTTGCGCAAGAATCCTCAAGAATACCCGGTTTTGTGTTCGTGTGGTTCACCGACGGACGCGGCTGGAATAGTGCGAGGCATAACCTTGAAGAAACTTTTGAGGTTATGGAACACGTTTATAATATTGACGATATGGGAAACGGGGTTATGGGCAGGATTTTTGTATGAGTATAAAACACTGGGAACCCGAAAACTTTGAACTTGAAATGAATACGGTATGGAGTTTCCCGGAACGCGGCGACTGGGCGACACATGACGCAAAATATCGGGGTAATTGGTCGCCTTATATACCCCGTAATTTAATTTTGCGCTATTCTGCTCCTGGTGATTTTGTGTTGGATCAATTTGCAGGCGGTGGCACAACACTTGTTGAAGCTAAACTATTAGGGCGTGACATTTTAGGTGTTGACATTAACCCCGCTGCACTGGAACGATGCCACAAAAAAACAGACTTTGAATATCAGCGTTCGGGATGCGTGAAAATCAAACAGGGAGATGCCTGTAATTTAGATTTTGTGAATAATGACAGCGTTGATTTTATATGCACTCACCCGCCGTATGCGGATATAATTAATTATAGCGACGATATAAGTGGCGATTTATCGTTATTAAAAGTAAAGGATTTTTTAATTGCAATGGAAAGCGTTGCAACTGAATGTTACCGAGTGTTAAAACCGGGTAAGTTCTGCGCGATCCTTATGGGCGATACCCGCAAAAAGGGCTATGTTATTCCTATGAGTTTTGACGTTATGTGTATTTTCCAAAATGCGGGCTTTACGCTAAAAGAATTGATCATCAAAGAACAACATAACTGCAAGGCAACGGGCTATTGGAAAACAAATAGTATCAAGTATAATTTCCTGCTTTTAGCGCATGAATACTTGTTTGTATTTAGGAAATTTTAGGAAATAACTCTCTCACGCCCTTTTCTTGCAATACAGCGTTAAATCTTGCTTGTACCCCTCGAATGGGTCTACCCGTGTAATATCATAATCAGCGCCCCTATAGCGTATAACGTGGGCGGTCGTGATATCGTCGCGCCAGTTTATCACGCATTGGACTTCCTCGACAGCGTGAATACTTGCAGCGGCGTAAACCTCTTTCCCGGATAGCTGCCGGAAGTACGCCCACAAGGGCGGGGCTATCGGGGTTAGTGTTTCAATCTGAAAGCCGAATGTGTCCTTGGTATATGTCGCGGCTAAAATCTCTATTTTCTTATCTTTCAGCTTCAAAGCTAATTCCCCCTTAAATTGCGTTCGTGAATTCGTTGTAATGCTCATATAGTCCGACGTAACAATCCAGTAACGCCGCCGCTCCGTCAATTCGTTGTCGGGGCGATTGGTTTTTTATGGGTACAATGTTCCCGTTGCGGTCGGTCTGAACGCCCGTATTCGTCAAGCACCATTTCAAGATGGGGTTATTGTTGTAAATAACCCTTTGCGCCTGCAAGTCCGCGCCTAACATTTGCATAGGCAGGGACAGAGTTTTCGCGCCCTGTATGCACCTAACCATATTAAAGCCCTGCAAGGTCATTTCCTCGACAAAGTACCGCGCCGAATAGCTGTCATAATAAACCCACGCCGGGAATAGTTCGTATGATTTGACGGTTTCGGCAAACCACGCGGTAACGTCGGAATAGTTGATTGAGTTACCCGCGCAAAGGCGCAGCAAGCCCCGTTCAAACCATTTGTCATAAGGGATTTTGTCCTGTTGGACGCGCTCTTGCAGTTTGTCGCTTGGTAGCCAGTACATTTGAGCGACAAACTTTCTGTCGTCCCCACGCTTCATAAAGAGCAGTGACGCGCAAGTTAAATCAGTTGTTATGGATAGGTCAACGCCGCCGATGCAGTACGTGCCCCGGAAGTCGGAAAGCGTGAAAGTTTCCTCGTTGTTGATATCGTCAAAGGAAAGCCACGCCGTTTTCACGGTTTCCCGGACATTGAATTCCTTACAGAGAACGCCGGATAGTTCATTGCGGTTTTGCTTTGCCCGTTCAACCTTGACGGTCAGGTCGTCCAGTTTCTTGATGAAACATAAAGCCGGGTTCGCCTTAACCCACGCTTTCGGGTCTGTCCATTCGGCGCGGTCGTCCAGTTCATAGAGGATAGGCAAAAATCGGTCGTCTTTTATAACCCCGTCTGCGACTTGCGCCGCGTGGCTATACATATCATCGAAAATACATTCCCGCACGGTTCCGGCGGTCGTTATCATCACAAGCAGGGGTTGACGGCGGGCGGCTTGGGATTGGCGCAAAACCTCGTAAAGGTTCCTGTCCCTCACGCCGTGCAGTTCGTCCATGACGCAAAAGGAGCAATTCAAGCCGTCAAGGGTATCGCTGTTTCGCGCCAGCGGTTGGAATTTGGACATGGACGGCGCATAATACAAGTCGGTTTTGCGCTTCTTGAAGTGCTTCGACAGGTCGGGCGACTGCTTTATCATATTATGGGCTTCATCGAATAATAAGCGCGCCTGTGCGTATTTAGTCGCCGTTGAATACACCTCTGCGCCGCCCTCGCCGTCGGACGTGAGCATATACAGGGCAAGGCCCGCAAGCAGGGTTGACTTGCCGTTTTTACGCCCCACAAGGAAGAAACTTTCCCGGTATTGACGTAAGCCTGTTTCCTTGTCTATAAAGCCGAACAGGGCTTGAATGAACGCTTTTTGAAACAGTTCCAGCCGGACGGGTTGCCCCGCCCATTCGCCCTTGGAGTGCTTGCAAAACCGCTCTATAAACGCTATGGGGCGATTGGCGCGGGCTTCATCGAAAATAAAGCTGCCCCGAATGAAAGCCGTGTCAGATGCAAGGCGGGCATATACCGCCTTAACCCGCCTTGAAGCTGCCAGTTCGCCGGACTGGATTTTTGCGTTATATTCGGTGATATGGTTCATACCACAAGTAGCCCGCGCCCGTCCTTGTCATAGGGGGACGGGGTGTTGAATTCTGTCAACGCGTCGGCGTTGTCCTGCTCGATTTCATTTTCGCTCACAAGCCGCAAGTAGAGTTTGGCGGTATCCGTGTAGGCTTTGAGCAAGGCGCGGTATTCCTTGCTGTCGTCCTCGCCCTTGATTGCTTCAAGCTGCTGTTCAAGATAGACAAGTTCCTCCGACAGGCGGTTAATGACAAAGGCGCGTTCCTGTTCGTGGGTTTCGGTTTTTGTGTTCATTAGGTGTTCTCCTTTCTGATATCGCCCTCGGGCGTAAATGCCAGTCCCCGGCAGGTCGCACCGCCTGCGCTGAAATGCTCGTTGTTATGGCAGTCAAGGCAAAGGGCTTCAAGCTGTGCGGGGTTTAGGGCAATATCCGGGTTATTGATGTTTGCTGGGTTCAAGTGTGTTTTGTGGTGGGCGATTTCGGCGGGCTTGCCGCAGCGCTCGCAGATGTAATATTTCGACATGAGGAACGCCCGCGACAGCCGCCGCCACGCCTTGGAGTTGTAGAAAGCCGCCTGCATCATAATATCGCCCGTTCTGCGGATAACGCCTTTAACAGGCAGTCAATGACGCGCAGCAATTTGTCGGTATCGGCGTTTTCGCCGTAATACCATTGCTGCAAGATAAAGCGCGACGCCGTCCGTGCCACGGGGGAATAGTCCCCCGCAGCGGTGTAACCTGTTGTTTCGGTCAGGTAGGGCGGTATCGCTTCAAGCAGCGGGTAAATGATTAGGTCGTTATCCGTGCCGTCAAGCCGCAGTATGTCGCGGGCTTCTGTTATTGTGAAAATCATGGTCTTAACCTCCCTATGTCAGCGTTAGGCGGCGTCAACCTCGATTTTGACGAACGCACCGGGGACAATGGGCTTGCCGTCTGCGATACATAATGCGCGGTAGTCGATAAGCCCGGACGTAAAGCCGCTTTCCCGGCTCACCTCAACCGCCACGCCCTCGGGTACGTTCACGCCGTAATAGCGGAAGTTGCCGAAAAGCACGGTTCCCGCCGGGATATTGTCGTCAAGGACGATTTCAAACCCGAACAGGCGATGAACGCCGCCGCGCTCGGTGTCGGTGAACAGATAGTCCCCGTCGCCGTTTTTGAGCGGGTAAACCCGCCCGAAAAGGGTTGCCGTGGACATGGCGAATTTTGCGCCGCCTGCATAACCTGCGGGTAGTTTGGCGATAGCCGCAAGCAGGTTGTCGGCGGTTAGGCTTGTCGTGTCGATGCTGTTCGCCGCTGTCCATGTAATGCCGGACAATATGCCCGTGGGCTGTCCCGTTCCCGTGCCGCTCACGATAGCCGCGTTAATCGCGTCGGAAATGCTGTTTTTGAGTTCCTGCGTCAGGTAGCTTTCAAACGCGGCAATTTCCATACGCTTTACCGCTGCCGACATGGACAGTATTTTGATGAGTTCGCGCCCGGTGAAGGTTACTGCCGTTGCCGCAGCGTTCTTGCGCTCTACCGCTTCGCCCTCGGTGTGCCAGCTTGCCGCGTCTGTGGGCGTTCCCACGGGTACGGACAAGTTAGACGGGACGTTGAACAGGCGAATTTCATTGAATAAACCGCCCACGGGTCGCGCTTGACTGATAACCTCGTTAAGGGTTTTCGTGGGGATAACCGCCGCTGAATTAGACAGCGTGTTGAACGCGTCGGCGCGCTTTTCGATTTGCGCCGTCTGATATGCGCGGGTTTCGCCGTCGGTTAGTTCCTTGCCCAAAAGGGACTTAAAGAACGCCGCGCGGTATTCGGGGGTTGCGTGGGTGTCAGGACAGCTTACGCCCTTTTCAAGGCTTGCGGTGATGGGGTTAAACATGGTTTTTTCCTCCTCTTTCTGCGCGTTTCGCGCTTCGACTGTGGTTTGTTTGTATGCGGCAAAGTTTACGATACTGATTTCGTAAATTCTGCTGATTGCCGTAATGGTTCGGGTCTGCGTTGCTTCATCAAAGGTACTGTCTGCGATGTCAAAGGCAAAGGACATTTGCGACAGGTCGCCGCGCTTGACAGCTTCATATACCGCGCGCCCGGCTTCGGTGTCGGGTAGTTCTGCCCGCATTTCAAGCCCGTTGACGGTGATTTCAAGGGACAAGGTTTTCGGGCTACGGGCAAGGGGAATTTGTGCGCCGTCGTGGTTTGTGATTAGAACAATGTCGGACAGGTCAACGCCGCGCAGGGCTTCGGGGCTGATTACCTCGGTTATGCACCCGATTTGTGCGGGCTGGTTGAATACCACCGCCACGCCCTCCAGTTTGAGCGGCTCGCCTGTTGCCCGGATTTCATAGCTTCGTTTCTCCATGGGTTATACCTCGCTTTCGATTTGGTATTTGTCCGCTTTGTCTGCGGATACATAGTTGAGGGATTGTAGGCGCTTGTCGCCGCCTTGAACGGGTGGGAGTGCTAACAGTTTTCGCGCTTCGTTTAGCGTGAGCAGTCCTAACGGGGCGGCTTCATGGAGTAGCTCAATCTTTGTTGCCGCGCTGGAAAATTCCAGCCGTTCCGCGGTGAACGTGATATCTGCGCCCGCCTTGCGTGAAAATTCCTGCGACAGTTGCAGGGCGAACGGTTCAATGACGCTTTCATAAAAGGCGCTGAATTCGCCCTTGCTGTAGCTGCCGGATACGATTTTCGGACTGATGCTTAAAAAATCGTATATTTGGCGGTTGACGGCTTCGATTTGCTCCTGCGGTATGGTATAGGGCGTTGTATTGGTCGGGATAAAATCAAAGCGCTGGTCGGTCGCCGCCACGCCGCCGGAATTAGTCGGGTTGAAGTAGTCTGCGACAAACTGTTCTTTTTCCCGGCGTACCTGCTCGGGGTTGACTAACGATGTGAATTTGAGAACGCCCCGAATGTTCACGCCGTTTTTGACGCTCGCGGCGATGCCTTGATTAAGGGTCTGCGCCGTGTCCAATAGAGGGAATAAGGGCGCGTTGCTGTCGCCTAAAAGGTCATTGCCGTAAAAGTGGCGGCGCAAGTGGACGATATCGCCATAAGGGAAAGTCGCCTGCTTGCCGTCATGGAAAAGGCAGGTCATGTATAACTGCCCGTCCGTGCCGGGGGAAAATTCCACGCTTGACGGCGTGAGGGGGTAAATTTGGCTTACGCCATTGTTGCCCCGCTCTAACAGGATAAAGGCGTTGTTGCTGGTGAAGTATGCCGCCGCTGTTTTGCTCAAAAGGTCAAACGGGTTCATGTAGGCGTTGGGGACTGCTTGAAGCAACATTTCAAGCCCCTTGTCGTCGCTGTGCGCCGTTAGTTTTCCCGCGTGACGGGCGATAGCGTCAACCGCTGCCCGGAATGGCGCGCTTGCGTACGCCGTGCCGGAAAAGGCGGTAAAGCTATTGTTAATTTCGATTATCGCGCGGCGCTCTTGCTGCTTGGGTTTGAATAGGCTGGATAATATACCCATATATGAAAACCTCCTTTCGTGGTTTGTGTTATCTTAAAGGCGGCGAACGGGCTGTATTTTGCTATAGGGCTAACCGCTCCGGCTCCCCGTTGCCGCCTGTGAAAACTTTTTGTCCCTGCGGGGGAAAAGTAAGCCCCACCGTTGGTGTTTTGCCGCCTGTTTTCCTCATCAAGGGCGGGGGGTATGTAAGGCAATGTAGGGTCTGTACTAAACTTTCTATAGGACAATTTTTTTGAAAAAATCCCTCTATAGAGATTTTAGGTTTTACCCTACATTGCCCTACGTCATTTTTGAAGAAAGCCTGTAATATCAAGGTTTTCACGCTCCTTTCAAGAATTCTGATGCTACCCGCAAGCCGTAAACAAATATTCCCGCCGTAACCCTTCGGGTTTCAAAGCCTGCGCCCTCGACAGCCGCTTTGAAGTCCTGCGCGCTGCGGATATATTCGCCCGTCCTGTCACAATAGGCGCGGTATTCCCGGTATAGTTCGCTGCTCTTTTCCTTGTGGCGCTTGTCAACCTCGCAGCACTCGGACAGAAAGTTATTAAGCCAGTCGTTGGCGGCGCGGTAGCTGTCAATCGCCTGCTTGACGCACTCGGGCGGCGTGATGTGATAGCCTGCCTTGATGAAGCGTTTTGCGCCTTCAATCGCCCATGCCAGCGCTGCACCGCCCGCATGATGGAACAGGTAGTCGGCATAGTTCTTGATATCCGCTTTGCCCTCGATAACGGCGTTAAACGGTATTACGATAAGCCGCCGCCACGTTCCCGCGTCGTTACTGCCGATGCGCGGCAAGTGGTTTGTATATAGAACGGTCGTATGGGACGGTTCAAAAGTGAACGGCGTTTTATATTTCTGTTCGCCTAATATCTTGTCGGTGGAGCTTATTTTCTTGACAAAGGATTCGTCAAGGCGCGTTCCCTCCGGCAGTTTCGGCGCGATGATAAGCCGCCCGCCGCGCAGTTCTGCAATTTCCCAATTCTTGCCGTTCTTGCGCCCGGTCGTGAGGGTTTCGGCGCTTATCTGCCCGGCATAGTCGCCCATGATGCGCGACAGGGTATTGAAGAACGTTGACTTGCCGTTGCGCCCGCTGCCATAGGCGATAATCAGGTTTTCGCAAAATACCTTTCCGATGGCGGCTTGTCCTGCGATAAGCTGCAAATAGCTTTCAAGGCTGCTGTCCCCGCAAGTGATGACATGGAGGAAGTTTTGCCATATGTCCGCGCCCTCCGCGTTTGGCTCAACGGCGGCTATCTTGGTATGGTAGCTTCCGGGTTTGTGGGGCTTGATTTCGCCCGTCCTTAAATCCACCTCGCCGCCCGGTGTGTTGAGTAGAAAGCCGTTTGCGTCAAGTGCTGAAACGCTGATTTCAAGGGGCGTTTGGGCTTCTTTCATAACGCCGGATATTTCCTTACTGTTGCGGCGTTTGAGGATAAAGGACTGATACGCCATAACCGGGGCATGGTTCTTTTTCGCTTCGGCAAGGGTTCGGGCGGCGTTTTGTTTGTCCGCGTCGCTGCCGCCTTGTTTTGCCGTCTGTACCGCCTGTTCCGCTTTTTCAAGGGCAATGCTTGCCGCTCTATATGCGGGCGCATTTTCTGCAAGCTGCCGTTCGGTCAGGTCGTGCAGACAGCCACGGGCGCGGGCGGCGCTTTCTTCCCATACCTGCCCCGAATAGACAAGGTAGTTTGTCGCGGTACTGTGCCTTAGACAGTCGCCGTATTCCCGCGCCAGTATCAAGGCTTCGCCCACGTCCGTTAAGTCGACGGGTTTTAGGTCAAAGTCGCTTTCTGCGTCAATCTTGAATTTATCCGGGTCATAGTCGGGGCTGCTTTTAATGTCTTTCTCAAACTTGCCTAACGCGCTTTTATAGCACTTCTCGGGCTGCCCCGGGTCAAGTTCGCCCTCACAAAGGGATATTAACCTGTCGTATTCCTGCCGCGCGTCCTCTGTATCC